GCTATTCTCGCAGCGAACATTCGACTTCCACATTAGCTGCCACAGTGTTTGCTGGGGTAGGGCCGAAGTTTGCTGGCAGCTAACCATAGGAGGTGAATCATTATGGCCGGTGAACACGGCTCTCGTACCAGGTACAACGGCGGTTGTCGTTGCGATTTGTGCAAACAGGCAAGTCGGGACTATGACAAGATTCGCCGCCAGAAGATGCTTTCCAGCAAATACTCGACTGGCACGGTTACTTCTTTGCCATCGCAGCAGGTAGGGCCGCTAATTGATGAGATGGGGCCGGTTGAGGCTGGTGTGATGGCGCAGATCAATGCGTTATCGACGGCGGCGAACCGTCCTGGTCTGGTTGCTATCGCCCAGAAACTGTCTAAGGATTTGGATAATCCGCTGACGGTGGCGCAACACGCCAGCATTAGCAAGCAGCTTCGGGAAACGATGGCTGACCTGGGTAAAGGCTCTGACTCTAAGACTGGGAAGCTGGCTGCTGTGCGCCAGATGACCCGCAAGCATGAGGCTACGGGTTGATTCTCGGGGTTGAGCAGCCACGGGTGTTCACCCCGCCGAAGCGGGAATTGACACCGGAGACCAGCCACGGCTTCGCGGCGATTGCTTTCGCTGAGGAAATCCTTGGCGTGAAGTTGTTTCCGTGGCAGCGGTGGCTGTTGATTCATGCGCTGGAGCTTGACGAGGAAACCGACGCTCCGCGTTTCCGGTTCATTGTCACCACCGTTGCTCGTCAGTCGGGCAAAACGATGTTGATGCTGGTCTTGGCGCTATGGCATCTGTATGCACTTGATTCGCCGACTGTGATTGGTACGGCCCAGGATTTAGCCAACGCCGAAAAGGCGTGGGGTGAAGCTGTTGAGTGGGCGCAGTCCATTGAGGAGCTTGAGGAACTGATTGAGAAGGTTTCTCTCGGGCATCCGAAGGTGATGCGGCTGCTGTCGGGTTGCCAATATCGTGTGGCGGCGGCTTCCCGTAAAGGTGGCCGTGGCTTCAGCGGCGATTTAGTGCTGCTTGATGAGCTTCGTGAGCACCAATCGTGGGATTCGTGGTCTGCGGTCACCAACACAATGAACGCGCGGCCTAAAGCGCAAGCGTGGGCGTTCTCCAATGCCGGTGATGCGTTAAGTGTGGTGTTGCGATATCTGCGTGCCCAGGCTCACCGCGAGTTGGGTTGGCCTGACGGTGATGCCGACGCCGACATTTTGGAAGAACTTGACGAGGAGATGGCCGAATATCTGGCCGACACCCCGGATCAGCAGGTTTTGGGTTGGTTTGAGTGGTCTGCTGACCCGGACGCGAAGCGCACTGATCGTCATGCGTGGGCGCAAGCCAACCCGTCGATGAATCACACAGAAATTGTTGAGAATTGTGTCACGGAGCGTGCTATCGCTGCGGCGATGCGAACAAACCCGCCTCACCAGTTTGAAATTGAGGTTTTGTGTCGCTGGTTGTCGATGTCGGAGGCTGGGCCCTTCCCCGAAGGATCGTGGCGCGAAACGTTTGATAATGATGCTGTTCCGGCACCCGATAGCGCACGGTTTGTATGTTTGGCGATGAGTTGGAATCGCACCCGCTGTTACATCGCCCGCGCGGCGAAAGATGCTGATGGTGTTCCGGTGGTGGGTATTGCCGCCGACAGGAACGGCACCGACTGGGTGATTCCGTGGCTGATCGAGAATCGGGAAAGCTACACCGGGATTGTTATTCAATCCAACGGCGCACCGGAAACTTCACTAATTGATGACATCAACAATGCGTTGTTGCCATCGGGTGGGCCTGCGAATATCACGATTGTGCCGTGGGCTGGGCCTGATCTTGGTTCGGCTACCGGGTTGATGTTTGACCGCCTGGAGCGGCGCAGCATTAAACACCTTGCCCATCCTGGTTTGGATGCTGCGGCCACGTCGGCGGCGGTGAAGGTTTTCAGCCAAGGCGCATGGGTTATTGATCTGGCTGCGAGCCCAACGGACGCAGCACCGTTGAAGGCCGCTATCGGCGCGGTGTGGGCAGCGGAAACCACTGCACCGCAGCGCCGGTCAGCCTACGAATCTAAGGAACTCCTCGTTGTTTAAGAAACGAAGCAAAATTGAGCAGCGCAAAGTTCTGGTGAACTTGATGAGCGGCAACGCTATCGGCGGGGTGTGTGTTCATGAAGGTGATCACACCATCGCGATCCGGGGCGCAACTGTGCATGAACCGAACTCCGAACCGGCACCCGCCGATGGGGAAATCCTTATCGAACGAATCAATGTTGATTTCATCCAACTTCTCTGAAAGCAGGTGCTAGATGGCGTTTGTCGCTAGCGCCGGTTCGGTGCAAAAACTATCGCAGCGTAATAACCGATTCACGCCGCCTTCGCGGATCATGCTGTCGGACACTTATGCCGCTGACTATTCTGAGATTTACCGCACCCAGGAATCGGTGCAGACCGTGATCTCATTTTTGGCCCGTAATGTGGCCCAGCTTGGGTTGCCGTTGTATGAGCGGATCGGTGATGTTGACCGTCAGCGGATGCAGGATCATCCGTTGGCTAGGTTGCTTCGCAGGCCGAACCCGTACACGACGCGGTATAGGTTTTTCAGGGATTTGATCACTGACTTCTCGATTTATAACAATGCTTTCTGGTTGAAGACGGTGGACAAAGGCGTTCAAGCCCTGCAACGGCTTGATCCGACGATGGTTCGGCCTTCGGGTAAGAACTGGATGACTCCTACGGAGTTTGAGGTTCGCGGAAACCAAGGCATTCAGACTTTCCCGCGTGAGCAGATGGTGTACTTCCGGGGCTACGGCGTCCACTTCGATGAAGGTGTGTCTCCGCTGGAATCGTTGCGCCGCACTTTGCGTGAAGAGTTTTCCAGTGGTGAGATGCGCGAGCAGATCATGAAGAACGGCGCTCGGATGAGCGGCTATCTTCTGCGCCCGAAGGACGCCCCGGACTGGTCTGATGGCGCTAGGGATCGTTTCAAGCGGTCATGGCAGGCCCAGTATTCGGGCACCGGCCCTGGTGCTGGTGGGACACCGATCCTTGAGGATGGGATGACGTTCACCCCAGTGTCGCAGACCGCCAAGGATTTGCAATACATCGAAGGCCGCAAATTAACTCGCGAGGAAGTCGCCGCTGCCTATCATGTCCCGCCGCCGATGGTGGGAATCCTTGACCACGCCACCTTCAGCAATATTACTGAGCAACACAAAATGCTTTACCAAGACTGCTTGGCCCCGATGCTGTGCATGATTGAGGAAGAGATTGAACTTCAACTTCTCCCCGATTTTGAGCCCGCACCTGACCGCTTCTACCTTGAATTTAATTTGAGGGAAAAGCTCACTGGTTCATTTGAGGAACGCGCCGACTCCATCATGAAGAGCGTTGGCGGGCCAACAATGACCATCAACGAAGCGCGGGCTCTTGACAACCGTCCACCTGTTGACGGTGGCGATGTGTTGATCAGGCCGCTGAACGTCACCCAAGCCGGTGACCAGAACCCCATCCCTGCGGCACCGCCCGCAGAGACCGAGGTACCACTCGCTGCGGCTGCCCCGCCCCGACTCGTCAAAGACGTGGGGCGCGGAGTACCGACTGCCGCAGGATTTACCGAGGGCGACTATGTGACATTCGACGGCGGCGAAGGTGTCATTGAACACTTAATGACCGAAGGCGTGCTCGGCGTGCTCGGCAGCGAGTACGCAATCGTCGCCACCGAATCGAATCCTGCCGCACTGGTGCGGATTTACAACAACAACGAGCCAAGTGAATTGCTCGTCGGTAAAGCAACCGCTGACCTCCGTCGCGATACCGAATGATCACGGTTGTCCTTGGCCCGCCCTGCGGCGGTAAATCAACGTATGTCGCCGACAACGCTAAGCCGGGTGACGTGATCATCGACTATGACGTGATCGCCCAGGCGTTCGGATCACCGACACCGCACGATGCGCCGAAGGCCATTCAGCAAGTGACGTTCCCTGCCCGAACATCGGCGATCAACCAAGTGATCAACGGCCTTGATGCTGATTCGTGGATTATCCACACCAGCCCGCCCGCCGAACAGCTTGACCGTTACAAAAAGGCTGGGGCGGTCATCAAAATTATTGACCCAGGCAAAGAAGCGTGCCTGGAGCGTGCCGCTGCTGAGAGCAGGCCGGAGCGCACAGTAGCGGCGATTGAACGCTGGTACTCAACTGCGGACAACGCAAAATCATCGAGGAGCACAATGCTGACCAAAGACGTAGCCACCATTGAGGTGAAAGCAGGGCCGATTGACGGCCTGACCGAAGGACAGTTCACCGCCTACGCCAGCGTGTTCGGGAACGTCGATTCGTACGGCGACATTGTGACCAAAGGCGCTTTTGCCAACGATCTTGCCCGGTGGGAAAAGTCTGGTGCGGTCATCCCGCTGCTGTTCGGCCACAACATGAGCGATCCCGACTTCAACATCGGCCATGTCGTAAAAGCCGAAGAGGACGAAGTTGGGTTGAAGGTCACCGCGCAACTTGACCTGGAAAACCCCAAAGCTAAACAGGTGTACCGGATGCTCAAAGGACGCCGCATCAACCAGATGTCTTTCGCTTATGACGTGGTTGATGGCAGCACCGAAACCATCGATGGTCAGGATGTTTACGAAATCCGCGACATGAAGCTGTATGAGGTTTCCGTGGTCACGGTGGGAGCGAATCAGGAAACCGAAGTTCTTGCGGTCAAACAGGTGCCGGTTGTTGCTGACCGTCTGCTGACCGATGTTAAAGCTGGCCGTGTGCTATCGGCCAAAAACGAGAACGAGTTACGCAACGCGCATCAGGCATTAGGCCGCGTGTTGTCCGTTCTCGATGGCACACCAGACGAGGAGAAGGCCAGCGAGTCAGGCCCGTCTTGCCAGGTGAACGATGGTGCTTCAACGAAGTCCGAACAGGACAGCGTTGAGGTTCCTGAGGAGTCACCGCGTGAGGCCAACCCAGCACCGTCCGTCAACTACTCGGCCATTACCGACGCGATGCTTGGCCAAATCATGGCTGAGGTTGCTTAAACAATCCGAAAGGAAAGCTCAAATGAGTACACGCATTACCATGCTCAAAGAGCGTGCTGAGGCTGAGTCCAAGACGGCACGCGAAGTGGCACAGAAAGCCGCCGATGAAGGCCGCGAGATGACCGAGGACGAGCGTCACACCTATCAGGTGTCGATGAAGTCTCTCGGTGACGTTCTTGAGGGCATCAAGGCCGTGAAGTCCGATGAGGCTGTCATGGCTCAGGCCAAGGAGTTCGCCGACAGTGTTGGCGTTGCCTCAACCCCCGATGTCAAGGCGCGTGTTCGTAGCCTGGGCGTCACCGTGGTGGAGTCACCGGAGTTCAAGTCCATGCTGGGCGGGTTCCCCGATGGCCGCATCCCGGCGCAGAGCCGCGTGCAGTCAGCACCCATCGCTGTCAAGGCGCTGTTCACTGGTGCTAGCTCCACTTCGGCTGGCGCGTTCGTAGTCAACGAGCGCACCGACATCATCGAACTGTTGGGGCGCAAGCCGCTGACTCTTCGCAACCTGGTGTCGAACCGGCGTACCAC